TGGTATTTGCCAACTTCATTGATAAGAATCAAGTGGATAGCTAAGCGCTTATTCAAAATTGTTAAGAGATTTGCTCCTAAATTAGCTGGATTTGTTTATAGTGCAATAAAGGATGATCAGGATGCAATTTTTAGTGAGCTAAGAGGATATTATCCTAAAAATGCAAAGTTTTGTCCATTAACCATTGACTTTGATTTTATGAATGCTGGTAAAGCGAAAAAAAATTATATTCAACAATATCTACACTTACAGCAATTCAGCTGATTCAAATATTCACTTTAAGGGTTAAAATTTCCATATATATAGATGGATATTGAAAAACTACTTAAACAAATAGATCAAGAAACTGCTAATGCGGAAGTAGGACACGAAGCATTTAACAGAACTAAGAATATGCGAAGATTTAGTCAAGGCAGTATAGAAAATATTGTTCTTGCTGATCCAAATGGCGACGAAGAAAATACACCGCCTGAAGATTGGGACGCACATTCAACATTTGATGAGGAAAATTACAGCATAGAGTATGATGATGAAGATTATTGAAAAAAACATTAGAGATCTCAAACAAGCAGATTACAACCCAAGACAATTAACAGAAAAACAACATAAAGAATTAACAGACTCTTTAGAAAAGTTTGGTTTTGTTGATCCTGTGCTTGTGAATAAAAACAAAACAAGAAAAAACATTATTATTGGCGGACACCAAAGAGTGAAAGTTGCTACAATGTTAGGCATTGAAAAAGTACCCTGCGTAGAGTTAGATCTTAACGAAGAACAAGAAAAAGAATTAAATGTCAGATTAAACAAGAACACAGGAGAGTGGGATTGGGATATGTTGGCAAACAATTTTGATACAGGCGAATTACTTGATTGGGGCTTCGTTGAACAAGAGTTAGGAGTAGACAGTGAAAGTTTGACTTTTGATGTTACAAATAATTACAATGAAACAATCGAATACCCTGAGGACGCAGAAGCAAGTCACGTACGTATGATTCAATTATTCTTAAACGACGAAACTGAACCAGTGTTTAAGAAAATGGAATTAGAATTAAGAGAAAAGTTTGGCACAGACAACGTAACAGACACTGTGTTTAAAGCTTTGGAGTTTTTAATTAATGGTTAGAGAAATTTATTTAGATCCTGTGTTAGATGATAAGTCAGCTGCTAAATTAGCAGGAGCATTGTTAGACGACACAAGCTATAAGATTTTAGTAGATTATGACGCAGACGTATACGATAAAGAATCAGGCAAAGTATTAGCAAAATTTAGGAAAAATGTAATACCTGCTAATATTGCTAAAACTGCTTATGACAATTTAAAGGGTGCAGCGACAGCAACAAACAACAGGAATAAAGCATCAGGAACAGCTGGAAGCAAAAGATTAAAAAAAGATGGATCTGTTTCTAATACAAACGGAGCAGATCAAGTTAATAGTGGTATTATAGGATATTTTGATAGGAATGTGAGATTTCCTTATTGCAGACAAACCGCTTTTAATCAAAAAGAATTTGAGAAATTTAAAAAAGCGTATGGTATAATTAAGTTTGTAGATAATAAATATAGTGATCTTATGCCTGACGAATATAAATTGCAACGTGATGTAGCAGACGAAACTGCACAAGATTTTGTTATTAAAGACACTGCATTTACCACAGTCACAGTCAATAAGAATTGGCAAACAGCAGTGCATACAGATAAAGGCGACTTTGATAAAGGTTTTGGGAATTTAGTTGTATTACGTGAAGGTAGATATGAAGGCGGTTATTTTGTTATTCCACAATGGGCAGTAGCATTTGATATGCAAAACTGCGATCTGTTATTGTGTGATGTGCACCAATGGCATGGCAATACGCCAATTACAAAGATTGACGAAAAAGCTACAAGAGTTTCTTTGGTTATGTATTACAGGCAAAATATGACACATTGCGGAACAGCAGTTGAAGAACAAGAAATAGCAAAACAACGTGAAATAAGATCAGGGGCAAGTATATATTGATGTGCGGAATTGTAGGATATAGTTCACAAGATCCAAAACCTAGTCACTTTGCAATACTACATAACTTAATTATTGAAAGTTCAGTACGTGGGCTACATAGTTATGGTTTTAGTTTTATTAAAGAGGGTAAACTTATAACAAGAAAGTATGAAGAATTATATGATGTTGCTTTTCCAGTATCAGATAAAATTATTTACCATAATAGATATTCAACTTCTGGCGACTATAAAGACCATAAAAATAATCAGCCAATACATATAGACGATATGGCATTGGTGTTTAATGGTGTGATTGATATGAGAACAAAACGCCAAATGGAAAAAGCATACAATATCACTATGGAAACTGATAATGATGGAGAAATACTAATTCAACGCTGTGGAAACGATAAAGCATTAATTGAAAGATTTGTAAACGATATTAAAGGTAGTTTTGCAGGTATGATGCTTGATGAAAACAAAAATTTATATGTAATACGCAATAAAAAGCGACCTTGCTGGATATTTGAATATGAAAATGCAACTTTTATAGCTTCTACAAGAGATATTTTTAAAAGAGTAGACGATACTTTTGAGCCAACGCCTATTAAAGCAGGTGTATTATATGAAATATAAATTAGAAAGAGCTATGCGTAAAGACGCAGATCTTATCAAAGCTGTACACAAACAAGAAAAAGAACACATAGGATCTTTTAATTTATTTCAGGTGTGGGACAAATATTTAACAGAAAACACAACTTATAAATTTTTAGTATGCGAAGATAAAGGATTTGTCAGATATGGCTGGTCTAAAAAATATAGTTCTTGGGTAATATATGAGATCGGCGTATTAGATGAATTTAAAAAACAGGGCGTGGCAAAGTTTATTGTAGAGAATCTACCTAAACCTATGACATTGAAATGTAATCTTGATAATGAAGCTGGAAATAAATTTTATGAAAAGATTGGTATGACAAAAGTAGGTAAAGCACAAACAAAGAAGGGCATTCCACAAAATATTTGGCAATGGTAGAGGAATACATTGATTATCATATACAATCTTCAAAAGCAAAAGACATTGATCCAGCTAATGATTGTTTAAGATATGTAAGCGATAGATTTGAATTAAATATTGAACAACGTTATTGGTTAGCTTTTTTATATGCTTGTTGTTATTCAGGAACGACTGTGTATTATATTTACAATGAATTTCCTGACTTTGAAAACGTAGATGAAGGCAGATTACAACGCTGGTGGGACGCTAATAAACAAAAGACTGTGTTCCAAACAGACAGATTAAAGGTAAAATCTTTTAATGAGTTTGTTAATATCTTTAAATCTTACAAACAGCTGCTTAATGGCTTAACACAAGAAGAATATTTTAATTCCCTGAAACAGCCGAATAGACAGATGACTTATGATAATTGTTATCAGGATCTGATGAAAATACATTACTTTGGCAGGTTTACAATGTTTATTTACTTAGAAATGGTAAATGTCTTAACAGGGTTTGATCTAGAGCCAACGTATTTAGACTTAAAGAATGCTGAAAGTTGTAGAAATGGTTTAGTGTATAGTTTAGAGCAATATGAATTAGATACACATGGAACAAAAAAGAAGTTAAATAAAAACCAACTTGGCTATTTACAATATCAATTTGAACTAATGAAAGAAGAAATAGAACAACTTGATATACAGCATACAAACATTTGGAACATTGAAACAACGCTATGTGCTTATAAAAAGTATAAACGTGGCAAACGTTATGTCGGATATTATATAGATCGTCAGCGTAAAGAAATAGAAAAAATGCAAGATCTTGTTCAAGATGGCGTTAATTGGCAAGTATTATGGGATTTTAGAAACGAAACGTATGAGAAAAAATGGTTAAACGAGTTGTAGCAATAGGCGGTGTTCCTTGTTCAGGAAAAACGACATTAGTAAGAGAAATACTGAATAACGTAGAAGATGAGCCGAAATTCTTTCAATATGGGCTGTTAAGGGGTTATATATCGGATAATGTAGCAATTTTAGGTATTTATAAACCAAATGATACGTTTGGTGGTACAGATAAGCTATCTATGGCAGTACAAAAAGATTATGAGAAGTTTTTACAAATAACAGACTATAATGTTCTCTTTGAAGGCGACAGGCTGTTTACAGAAAAGAATTTATTAGATTTACACGAAAAATATG